GGGTCATCTTTTAATCTGACTGTTAGTGCATTTGTTGATGTATTAATTGCAGTAACTTCATATTCGTTGAAGTCATCTACTGATACTGTGTTTGCTGTATCTGAATAGAATGATATTAAATCACCTACATTAAATGCATAACCTGAAGCATCAGCATCATCTACTGCAATCGTTGTATCTCCTACAGCAACATCTGCTTGGTTTACTAAGTTATTTGTACTTAAATCCTGTTCAAATGCAGTTGCAGTAGCACATATTTCTACTTTGATTCCATTTGCCCATGTTCCAGCAGTTCTTGCTGTCCACTCTCCATTAGAACCTTGTCCTGTTGAGAAACTTGCATCGTAGTGGTCTAAATCTCTGATTAGTACACCAGAGTTTGCTCCAGCATTTACTAAAGCACTCTCTGCTCTAACCACTTTAAGTGAATCTGTATATTTTAAAAAGTTTGCGGCACTAAAAAATGTTTCGAATTGATTACTTGAACCTTGTGGTTTACCGAATATCTCGACTAGTTCTTCTTCACTAGAGATATTAACTATTGTGGATACTGGCCCTTTTTCAAAAGCTCCAGCAATTGCTCCAATACTAGTTGCAACGGCAGGTACAACATTGGTTAAATCGACTTCATTTACTTGTACGCCTGGTGACACTAAAAACGCCATTGACTTACTCCTATTAATTATAAAGTTTATTCTTTATGTTCTTTGATTATATTTATAAAAAAATCATATTCTAGAATTTGTTTTTATATGTTGTTGAACATATAAATAGTATTATGTCAAGTAATCATTACAAAAAGTATAAAGATACTATCAAAGAAGTTACAAAAAGAAACTATCGTAAAAGAGTTTCTTCTTTAAATCAATATTTAGTAAATACAAAATGTATACATTGTGGTGAACCTGAAATAGCTGTTTTAAAATTTTATCCTCATGATAAAGAGATAAGAAAGACTATTAAAAGAGTGGGGATGAATGATACTAGTAGAAAAACTGTAAAAAGACTAATAGATTCTTCTAAGATTGTATGTTCTAATTGTATGATTAAGATTGAGAATGATTTACTAGACCCAACATTTTTATGACTACCAGTCTGAATTAAAATCTCTAGTTACTGTAGTCCACCTAGTTCCATATTCATCTATTTCTACTTCTGGCTCATCTATTCCATTATCCACAAATCCAAATGGAGCCATGTCTTGTTCTAACTGTTCTTTTTGTTCAGCATACATTCTTTCTCTTATATCATTATCAGTTAATTCTTTAAAGTATACTTGGTCAACTGCCCATGCAAATATGAATAGACATGCAACTAAATCATCTGTACAACCATCATCTGCCTGCCATGAAGAACCTTTTACAATAAATGTAGATAACTCACTCATAATATCATAGTCTGGTATTAATAGTTTATCTGATTCTATTAATTGTTTTAAATTAGAACATCCTATTCTTTTAACTGCCTTAGTAGTCCTTACTCCTAACTGTGCCTTACCACCAGAGAATCCTGCTCCTAGTATTTGTCCAGCACGACCTCTCATAGATGCCATGACTAGATTATCATATTCTAAGTCATATTGTAAAGCATTTGCAACCTGTTCTCCTATATCATTTACTTCGACTAATACAAAACATTCGTTATATGCCTTTGCAACTTCGTGTATTTTTTGTGGGAATATTAGAGGTTTAATTTCATTGTTTCTATATTTTGCAACAACTCTATATGGCATTTCTGTTACATCTAATACTAAAAATGCTGAGTAATCCTGTGATGTTCCTCGTGAAACATCTGCAGTAAGAAAATAAGTTTTCTTTGGGTCTGGTCTTTCAAATATATCTAAGTCTGCGTTACTTTGTATCGGGTCGACATAAGGCATTACTTTTAATTTGTGTGGGGCGATTAGTGTATCAATAGAACCTAAGAACTCACATTCAAACTCTGAGTTAAATTGAGATTGAGATGTGTTTCTGATTGTTTCTTCTTTCCATACTTCATCACGACCTGGCACTTCTGACCAATGCACCTCTACTGGTATGTAATCATTCTTTTTACTTTGTGCATCTGTCCATAGTTTGTAGAACATATTCATACCATGTGGTGTTGATACTATCATTACCTTTGTAGATTTACCAGATGATATTGTAGGATATACAGAACTAAAAAATTCTTCAGCTAATGATGATGGTACATATGCAAACTCATCAAGGAATATAATGTTATAAGAACCACCACGAATTGCACTGGCAGATGTTGAAGCTGCGAGAATACTTGAACCATTCTCTAAATCTAAACTTCCTTTGTTCCATGAGATTACACCTTGTTGTAACCACTTAGGTAAATTTTCATATCCTAATTGTAATCTGCCTAGTATATCTCTAGCAGTAGATGATTTGTTTGCAAGTATAGCAACATTTACATTTTGATTAAATAAAACATAGTGTAATAGATATGCAATAATTGTTGTTGACTTACCAGACTGTCTAGGAAGTTTACAGATAGTAAAACGATTATCATGAAATGTTTGTACCATGTTTCTTTGAAAGTCATACATTTTAAATGGCACAAGACCTTCATCAAGAGATACAATTTTCATATGCTCTTGTATAAAGTAAACAGGGTCATCCATACACTTCTGATATTCTTGTATCTGTTCTTTCGTAAACTCTACAGGAACATTCGCTTTCTTTAGTAAAGGATTACCTAGATATTGATTGACATCTGTTGTAGCCATTAGATTTTTTTATTGATATATCTTATTGCAGTATACACTACAAGTCCTAGTATAATATACATTATACCATCAAACCAACTTATGTCATTTAATAAGTCTGCTGTAATAAAAGATAAATCCATAATTATTTCTCCTTATCTTTTTTTAATAATTTTTGAAGTTCAGCTGTTGAACCCACATACAATGCATTTGTTACATTCTTCGGTGCATTGTTTGGAACTTCTTTTAATCGTTTCATGGAAGCTTGTAACTTTCCAAGTTTTTCTGTTATGTCAGCAACTTGCGAAATTAAATTTCCTGCTACTTCATAACTTCTAGGATGGTCGGATTGTTTGGCAACTTCGAGTATACCATCAATCGCATCTTGACCTCTTTCAATTAAATTATAAAAGTTCTCTCTCTGATATTTATAATCTGTATCAACATCATCAAGAGTATCATCTCTTTTAACTGTAAGAGTATCTGGTTTTTTCTCAACAAGCTCTGCTGTCGATTCTTCTATATCTAGAATCTCATCTAGAATATCTTTTGTTTTGTTGCTCATAACTATTTCACCTTTTTAGTTTTTACATTAACATTTTTCAAAGACCCTATGGACTTATCACTTAACATGTCTGCAACTAACTTTTCATCTTTTCCTTTCAGTATAAATTTGCCTATACCCTTTGTAATTATTTCTGGTGTAGGTCTTCTTGTATCCTTATATGTTTTAATATATTCTTTGGCAAAATTTAAAGCTTTACCAGTCTTATCTGTTACTTCTATATCTTCTTTTAATTTTTTAAAAGTTTTCATTATCTTGTTTTTACTGCATGTTGTGGATTGTTACCAATATCAATAACTTTAAATGTTCCATCAGATAAACCTTTTTCTACTTGTGTTCTAGTAAGAGGTGGTATTTTATCTCTGCCTTTTAAATGTAACACTAATGCATTTGCAACCTTATCAGTTTCATAAGGTTTACCATTATATTGAACTTGTTGTCCATAAAAAAATGTATATTTCATTTTATTTTTTTTGTCCACTGCTACCATACTTTTGCCTTCTGATAAATTCTGTTGTAGTTGTTTAAAGGTTTTCATTACTCATCTTCTCCTGTTTCAGTATTATAGTTTTTAGCATCTTGATAGAAAGATGTTGTTTCATTAAATCCAAAATCATCATCAGCATCAGCAGATGTTGGGTTTGGTGTAGCAGTATATCTTTGTTCTCTCTTAGGAGCTGCACTTGGCATATCTGTATATTGGTCAACTTGTACAGTCTTAATAACTTTACTAGATGTAACAGGTCCATATAGATAAAACTTAGTAGTAAAATCTAAAGTATAAATGATTGCTCTTCTTTCTGCATAATCACCACGATAATTATCTTCATAATTAATACTGTTTAATACAATAGGAATATCTCTTGCAATTCCCATTTCTTCCATGTCTTTAATTGTTAAAGTATAGTCTGGTTGAAAATATGGTAATACTTGTTCTACTATTTGTAACGCATCATCTGATTGTTTTGCCATAGCAAATAATTGTATATTTAAATTATAAGGAACAGGCATATATTGTGAATCCATTTTATTAGCATCACTTGCACTTGATTTTACTTTTTTAAATTTTTGTACACGATTTAATTTTCTTGCTGGGTCATATGTTAAGTTTTGTATTTCAAAACCTAATCTAGGTAATGTTAATGCAACTTTACTGTCTAGTCCAGCATCTTGGTCAAGTCTTGTTAACCATTTTTGTTTTGGCCCATATGCCAAAGGTACTTTCATGGATTGTGTAATCACACCACTATTGTTTTTACGAACCACATGTATATCATTAAATAGAGTACCAAACCCTACAATAATACTTCTAACTGTTTCGTGATAAAATTGTCTATTTCCTAACATTACGCAAATACTCCAGCATCACCAAATGGATTAGATTCAGAAAAGTCTAATACATTATCATCTAGTTTATCAAATAATTCATTCTGTGCAGTTTTATCTTGCACATAATCTCCTACTATATAGTCTTCTGTTAATAGGTATGCATCATCACCTGAATCAGCAGCATTCTCTAATAGTATACTTGTACCTACTGATGTTTCATCATCTTCACCAATTATATTATCGCCATCAGTTTCTTCAAGTAGTAAACCAAAATTACTTCTAGCATGTTGTATATTTATCTCCTCGTTTTGAGCAGTTGATTGTTCTAATGTAAATTCATAATCTCTTGTGTTTCTACTTTCAGTATCTTCTATACTATCAATGGTTGTAATACCTGTGTCAAGAGCTTCAGATGAATATTCAAACTGTTTACAATTTAATTTATAAATTGGATTGTTATCTAATTGATGAAAGGGTTCATCATGGTCTACAAAACTTATTTCAAATATCTTACCTAGTATGGGATGATAAACTAAATCACCCTCATAAGGTCTGTCTGTACTTACTGCATCTGTTTCTGTAAGTAAATAGAAATCACTTCCTGTTGTTACAGTTTCTAAAACAGATGAATCACTTGTTTGGTCGATTGTACCAGATTCTAATAATATAGAACCACCTGTAGTATCTGTATCACTTTCTATTTGTATTTGTTTTGTTAAATCTTGAAATCTTTCTTTGTGTACTACTAAGGTTAATTCGTTTCTATTTTCTAATCCGAATTGTGACATTAATTCTTTTTCGCCTTGATAACCACCCTCAGCATCTTCTACATACATTTCAATAGGAACTTGTGTAGTAAATTTACTAAGTGAATCTTCACCTAAAACATTATCAATGGCAACAGTTGTTCTGTCTATGTAATAAACATCATGACCAAAAATTTGTATAGCCTCTTTTACTAAATCACTATACAGATTTTTTTCTGATGTAATAGCCGTACTATTATTTGTATGAAAGGCCTTGTTAACTGCCATAACCTTATCCTATCATGTAGTCTATAGGTGTTTCGAAAGATAATTGAATTTGTTCTTCTAGTCTTTGTATTTCTTCGATTGCTTGAGAATAAATTTGTTCACCATTCATTGTTACCCCACCTAAAGTTGCTACTCCGTTAAATTTAGAGAGGTTTGCTCCCCATTGTCTTTTGATTAATGCTGTTGCATATCTTTTTAAATAGATATCATCATAGATATCTGTATATGTATCTGGGTCTATTTTACGATAACATTCTATAATTAAATATTCATCTGCTGTCATTTGTTCCCAATCCATATCTAAGTATAATCTATTTTGATGTTGATTAAAACGAATTGGAACTTCACCTACCAATACATGAGATAGTAAATCTAATTGTTGCATTGTCATTTGATAATGAATTATAGATGTAGATGAAAAATCATACAAATCATTTAATCTTAATTGATAACGAATATCAAACATATTTTGTTGTACAGCATTTGTAAAATCAAATATATTAGATACTGAAACTACAGCAGATGGCATAGGAATAAAATTATTGCCTTCTTCAAAACTTGCAGTTACAGAACTGTCTACTGTGTCTGTAGATGTTGTTGTAGTATTAGCACGAGCTCTTGTAATATCTGCTTCGGTAATCTTATATTTTAGATACATCTTTTCAATACCATCATAATGATACTGAGCAAAATATTGTAATGCCTCATCTATTCTGTCATCTGCTTGGTCATCTGATACATTAATATCAATGACGCCGAATCCTAGAGCTCTAAGACAATATGATTTAAATGTTGATTTACTTGTTGGTATCGCCATACTAATTATCCTATTTTACTAGTATTTATAATAATA